AACACCTCAAGGTAACCTGGCGGCTTATTCAACTGCCGCAAATATGGGAAGCAATATTGGCTTCTCTAAATCATTTGTGGAACACGGTTACATTATCGGTCTCGTTGCAGCCCGAGCAGATCTCACTTATCAACAAGGTATCGAACGCATGTGGACCAGAAGCACACGCTACGACTTCTTCTGGCCAAAACTACAAGAACTTGGCGAACAAGAAATTCTCAACAAAGAGATTTACGCCCAAGGAACTTCAGCTGATGACCTTGTCTTCGGTTATCAAGAAAGATATGCCGAATACAGATACAAACCTTCTCAAGTACGTGGTCAATTCCGTTCTACATTTGCTCAAACTTTAGATGTTTGGCACTTAGCAGAGGAATTCTCATCACTACCAGCACTCAATTCAACATTCATCGAATCATCAACACCTATCGAGCGTTCACTCGTAGTAGACGCCGCATACCCTCATCTATTGTTCGACGCTTGGGTACAAATGACCCACGCTCGTCCAATGATGACTTATGGTGTACCAGCAACACTAGGTAGGTTCTAATGATAGCAGCACTAGCAAACATAGCTCCCTTCGCAGCAGCAGCGGGGAGCTACTTCGGACAAAAAGAAGCAAACGAAACCAACGAACGTATTGCAACCTCTGCAAATACATTCAACCGCGATGAAGCAAACAAAAATCGCGCATTCCAAAAAGAAATGTCAAACACTGCCCATCAAAGGGCAGTAGCTGACTTAAAAAAAGCGGGGTTAAACCCGCTTCTAGCCGCAACAAACGGAGCCTCAACACCTGGCGGTTCTATGGCATCTGCCAGTACAACATCAGTAGAAAACGAACTATCAGGAGCAATAGCGTCCGCAATGGACGCAAAACGCCTTTCACTTGATATGGCAAAAAATAAACAAGAACTAGAAAACATGAAATCGACTAACGACTTAACAAAGTCGCAAAAACGTAAAACAGACGTCGAAGCGAAAGCGGTTTCTAAAGACATTCCAAAAGCAGACGCATTAAATCGCGTATACAATTTTGTAGACAAAGTATTTCAAAACGCTACAAAAACAAACGCAGGACCTTCAACAAAAATTAACGACGGTGTCTTCAAAGATAGACCCGTTTATATCAATCACGGGAGATAAACATGAAAATCATAGAAAAACGCCCTAATGGCACAAAACGAGTTGCAACGCTAAACGAACAACCATCAATGACGGATCAGTCATTCAAAGACGAAGTCAATGTCAACAACATCATTAATAAATTCAATAGAACTGGCCAAATATCTCATTTAGCCAAAAAATCAGGCATGTATGCCGACTTATCCACAATAGAAGATCTACATTCTTCACTTACACAAGTCGTACAAGCTCAAGAAGCTTTCGACTCATTACCAGCAGAACTTCGAAGAAGATTCGGAAACAGCCCTGTAGAAATGGTAAATTTCTTACAGGACCCATCTAACGATCAAGAGGCCGTAAAACTTGGCCTCAAACAATACCAATCAATCCCTAAATACCAACAAGGTGCACAAAACGACGACAATTCAAATGACGACGAACCAGCACCTATCCCCAAAAAAACTAAAAAATCTAACCCTAACCAACCAATCCCCCCGAGCGATAGCTAGGCGGCAGGAGCCGCCCCTCAAGCCGAAATGGCGCCTGAATACGTACACGATGTACCCCATAGGGGTGTTAGGGGAACCGGGAGGTCCCCTAACAACACCAACTAAGGTGTCTCTTCACCTTTCCCTACCACAGCGTCGTCAGACGCACCGACTTTGGCAGCGCTGCCAATAACAAAATCAATAACAGCCATCAAAGCAATTGAATGGCTTAATCCTTTGTCTCTTAATTCGCTATAAAGATTCATAGCTTCTTTACTTAAATCTAACTTTTTCATGTGATCTCCTTTTGTTTGGGGTTCGCAAGACCCACCCCAAAAAAAGAGGTCATCTTGACAAAAGTAAACTCACCCGCAAACTACAGCAGCCAATTAAGGCAACACAAAGGAGCAACAATGCTATTAAAAGCATTTTCAATCAGAGATCAAAAAGCAGAGATCTATAACACACCGTTTTTCCAAAAAACCCATGGCGAAGCCGAGAGGAACTTTAGGACCCTCGTAAACGATCAAAAATCGACTGTGTCGCAATTTCCAGAAGACTTTGATCTCTACTACGTCGGAGAATACGACGACAATCTAGGGCTATTCTTGCCCCAAGAAACGCCTCAACACGTAATAAAAGCGATTCAACTCGTTGATCGACCACAACCAACACTAAATTAAAGTATAGAACTGCGCGGCATATAAACTCTCTTGTTGTAATATGCCGAGCAGACAGAAATACTCATTTATGTCACAAAAAGGAGCATTCAATGAAGCGACGACCAATGTCTAAATCCGCATCAAAAAAAGTATTTAAAAAGAATACTGGAATCCAAAAACTAAACACAGTTAACCCTCGCGCCATGCGCGGCGGCATTAGACTATAAAAAAGGGCCGTAGCAGTGCAGTGCATACGACCCTATAAAGCTGGGTTTACCTCAGATTATAAACTCACGCTTTCAAAAAAACAAGCGGACAAACAGTTCGCGACCTTCGACTTTCAATGTCGCAAATGTCTACCATGTAGACTAAACCAAGCCCGCGAAAAAGCCATACGGGCTTACCACGAATACAAAATACAAGATAAAGGCATCTTTCTCACATTGACATATGACAATGATCATCTTGAGTCACCCTATCTCATTTATGAACACTTCCAATCATTTATGAAGCGCTTGCGCTCATGGATATACTATAATGAATCTCACGACCTAAAAATAGACCGAATGGTCACAGGAGAATACGGTGATGAAAACAAACGACCCCACTGGCATGCCCTCATCTTCGGATGGGAACCAGACGACAAAAAAATTAAACTCCAAAATGATCGTGGAGATACTACTTATACTTCCAGCATTATTGCGAGCCTTTGGGATAAAGGTTCCCATGACTTTGGATCAATTACTCTCGATAGTGCCTCGTATGTTGCGCGGTACGCGGCGAAAAAACTCGCCCATGGCAACGACGAAGAACACAAATACCAACCAATCCACAAAACGCCAAACAGACGCGGCTTAGGCCGCTCTTGGATAGAAAAAAACTATAAACACGCCCTTCAAAACGGCTTTATCATACTCCCAAATGGCCAAAAATCCCAAATCCCCCGCTATTACATAGACTGGGCTAAAACACACGTACCAGACCTGTACGAATATTACGTTACACACGTAAGACCAACTATCCACGAACAAATACAAAAAAAACAACGAAAGGAGGAAATGGACTGGATATCAGACCTATTTTCAACTCAACAGGGCTCACCTCGCCCATTGACACGCTCAAAAGTTAAAGAAACAATACTTAAACAAAAATTTAAACGTCTTCAAGAAAGGACGAAACTATGAATCCATCATTAGGCTCAAGAAGTAACCAACACTCATTCGCACAAGTCCCTCAAGTTAATATGGCTCGGTCAAAATTCGACCGTTCACACGCCATCAAAGACACATTCGACTTCGATTATCTTATTCCACTCGTAATCGACGAAATTCTCCCCGGAGACACAGTCAATCTAAATGTCAAATCATTCGCGCGATTAGCGCCACAAGTAGTCCCACTTATGGACAATATGTATATCGACTACTTCTTCTTCTTCGTTCCAAATCGTCTTACATGGTCTAACTGGGAAAAATTCAACGGAGCCCAAGACAATCCTGCAGACTCAACAGACTACCTTATTCCTGTATTAACAGCTCCTGGAGCCGGAGGCTTCGTAAACGGGACCATATTCGATAAATTCGGACTACCAACAGGAATAGCCAACATCTCTGGAATATCTGCACTTCCATTCAGAGCATACAATCTCATCTGGAACGAATGGTTCAGAGATCAAAACTTACAAAACTCGGTACAAGTCGACGTAGACGACGGACCCGACGCCCTCTCACAATACACACTACTAAAACGCGGCAAGCGCCACGACTACTTTACATCAGCATTACCATGGCCACAAAAAGGAACAGCAGTTTCAATCCCATTAGGCACTCGCGCTCCAGTTTATGGAGACCCAATTACAGTAGGAAACAATACTACAGGCATGAAACTGCAAACAACAATAGGCGGAACGATTTCACTCGTTAACGCAATTCAAGTTTCAGGAAACGGAAACTTAGTATCATCAACTTCACCAACAGCAAACACTGGATTCAATATTGCAACTAAAGATCTTATTGCAGATACAAATGTATATGCCGATCTCTCAGACGCAACAGCCGCAACAATCAACGCCTTAAGACAAGCAATGATGACTCAATCATTACTAGAACTTGACGCTCGCGGAGGTACACGTTATGTCGAAATCCTTAGAGCACACTTCAATGTCATCTCACCCGATTTCCGCTTACAACGCCCAGAATTCTTGGCAGGCGGTTCCACAAAAATCGCCCAGCACGTTGTACCTCAGACATCAGAAACAGGAACAAACC